ACATACGAGCCTGTTGCGGCGGAAATTTAGGAAGGCCAGTTTACATCGGCTAACACGCGCAAGCCGACATTAAAACGATCGGCTGTGCGCGGGGCCGTTATACGCAATTAGTCAACTTTTTATGTTATAGTTTTTGGCCCAAGACAAAAGTTGCCCGTCCTGGGCAACAAAACCGAAAAAAAAGAAAATTAAAAATAAATAAATTAATTGTTGACTTTGGTTGTACTTTGTGGTATATTTAAATAGTAAGAAAAGAAACCACAAACCAAGGGGATGCAAAATGAATATAAGAAATGAAATTTTCGGCCATCTTTCGGATGATGAGTTTGCACAGGCCCAAAAAGAGGCGCGTGAAGAACAAAACGCAAGGGAAGAAAGAAAAAATAAATCTTTGTGCCATTACGCTATTCCTGATTGGCAGGGGCAGGGTGGGATGGTCGAGTTTTGGTTAAATTCCGATGGCGCTTATGAGTGTATGGATACTCGGATTGATGACGCAAAAATACGTGATGGTATCAGGGCGTTTGCGCGGGATATGTGAAATGAAAACCGAAGTAATCAAAATTCGGATTGAAACCAAGATCAAGAAGGCGCTCGAATCTATTGCAGAATCCGAGCAGCGTACCTTTGCAGGACAGGTACGTCTGGCGTTGCAAGAGTGGATAAACCAAAGAGGCGCGTCCTGCGCCAAGACAATACAGGCCAAAAAAGAGCCTATAGGAAAGTTGACTAAAAGCGTATAACAGCGAAAGGTTGACATGTGCAAAGCCGCACGATCAACTGTTTCGCGTCCCGTTAGCGGCAATAAACTTTACTTTTAATTATAGTTTCGCTCACAAGAAAGGTGGTTACTATGTCCGGGGGTTCGTTGAATTACGTATATTCTAATGTTCAAGATGCGGCGTCGCAGCTCGTAGGTCATTCTAACCCGCAGTTCAGTGCCTTCGGTAAGCACCTTATAAAAGTGGCAAAGGCGCTTCACGATGTTGAATGGGAACTAAGCGGCGATGGTGCAAAGAACGTGGTTGATTCTATTCGAGCTGTTATCACTCCGTCGGACGAATTGCATTCAGCAACCGAAGACGCGGAACGGTCATTGCTCGTTCTTCAAAAGTCTATTGAGTTCGCGAAAAGTTTTAATGCGGTAGTAAAAACTACTGCCGCTAACAGCTAAAGTGTGTCATTTGCAAAGCCAAACGAACACACGTTTAGCAACACGTTAGGCAAAATTTTTCACCCCTTTATTTTGGAGGTCAAAATGGCTATTGTTGATAAAGAAGGTTGGGATAAGTGCGTCGCCGCCAATACCGATCCTTATGGAAACGCCGCCATTATGGTAGCTCGCCGCGCAATGGAGATTCTTGATAATGAGCTTGGTGACTTTGACTGTCACACTCTTATCTGCCGCGCAGATGACGAATCAAAGGCCGGTGGTATAACTGGATTTATGGCCGGTTGTGTAGCGAACATCATTTCAAAGGTCCATTCGCGCGGCGAAGAATTTCGGAATAAGTGGAATAGCGATCATGGCGTTTCCAAAAAAAAATCAAATGGCGGCGTTGTTAATCCCGCCATTTTGACAATAGGTTAGGGAAGGGTGAAAAACTTCGCCTAACACGGCAAGCACAAAAGCCGGATAGAAAACAATAAGCGGTCGTACCGGCCTTCGTGCATTGCCGGTCCCGTTATAGTCAATAAATTTGTTCTTTTATATTATATGTGCGCGTCGTATATCGGAAGTACGCTCGGCAAGGGTTTAAGTACCCAAAAGCGAGAGGTGTTTGTTCAAATCAAACCGCGCACTACACTAAGGTAGAAAAATTTACGTGCCAATAACACGCAAAGTAAGCAATGTCCGGGCCTGTGCCGATCTCGTTAAGGTGGCCGCACGGTAAAGCACTTAATGTGGGCGTATCGTGACTCACGAGTGCCCGGACACTACTTACATTTGCGAGCACGTTATAGAAAATTTGGCCGAGTCCTAAATTATATGTCGCGCATTTCAAAGGAGCTTTTGTGATTGTTTATAAGTTAAGTTCTTACCGTTCAATCGAAATGGTTCGCGGTTTAGTTTCTTCTGAGACGGCAAAGCAATACAAGGTTTTTGAGTGGTCGCCGTGGGGTAGCCCAGAATGGAGCAAACGCGAGTCAACTTGGCGAAAGTGTGATTGCTTTGCCACAATCGAAAGTGCCTCCGATGCACTTATAGCCAAGTGCGAGGCTAATGTATTATCGTTGCAAAAAAGCCTCGATCGTGCTAAATCAGCATTGGATTTATCACGAAAGTGGGCGCGACTGGAAGCTATGGAATCGGCCAAACTTCCCATAACAGCGAAAGGTTGACATGTGCAAAGCCGCACGATCAACCGTTTCGCAACACGTTGTATAACATTTTGTAAACATTTTGAATTGTAGGGGCGGCTATGGAAAGTACAATTGGTGATGTCGGCGAGGATTTTGTATGCCTGTATTTAGATGGAGATAACGACTCCGAAAAGGCGTTTTTAGAGTTGTTGGTGACTCCAAGCAAGTTTACAAGGTACGAAATGATTAGGAACTCCGCCGACTCATATACGCTGTGCATCACGAAGCCGCCCCAAAGACAGCGGAAGGTTGCCAAACGATCACACAACAGCCGCAAGCCAAAACTGGCGAAGTTAGCTGTAGAAGGTTAATTATAGTCGCCAGCTTCGGCTGTACGGTGAACGTTGCCGGAAATAGCGGGCGAGATCACGATTATAGGAGGCGCTATGCCGTGCGATAAAGTAAATTGTGATTTAAAGCAAGCGTGTTTTGAGGTTTACGGTAGGTTTGCATATCCCCCGTGCGCCTCGGAACAAGGGGAGTCGCCCGCAACATACAGCCAACAGCTAAAGGCTGAAATTGCCTCTGTTCTTAATGATGCGTTTGTTAATACTCGTGGGGGCATATGTGTTATCAGTTATCAGCAGTACGTCAAGCTGCGGCAACTATCCGCCGTTTAGCAAGACGTTGGAGGAAATGTGGAAAATTCTAGGGATTGTAGGCGCGGCAATAAACAGAAATTTGATATGAAGTTTAATTATGAACTGGAAGAAATTTTTATTCATTACGAAGCTATGGATGCCGCGCGTGATAATGCGGAAGTCTTGTCAAACAATATACAACACGACAATATACGCAAGAAAGAGGGCAGCGCAATGAAAAAAGTGACGCCTTACCGAAAGGTAAAATGCGCAAGATAGGTTTATTTCTGGGCGTGGGTAAGCCCTCTTTCCAGCGTATATTGAGAGCACGTTGTTTGCAATGCTGGCCGTTTTTGGAAATTATAGAGCGGCGGCAGGACAGCCCGGAGTCATGCCGGGCAAGAAAATGAAAATAATTGTTGACTTTGGTTGTGTTTTGTGGTTATATTTAATATATAGATAAACAGAACAGTAACCACATGGAAAATTTATGAAAAACGAGGTAATAAAAATCAGGATTGAAACCGAGATCAAGAAAAAGCTCGAAATCATTTCAGAGTCCGAGCAGCGCACTTTTGCAGGTCAGGTGCGCTTGGCGTTGCAGGAGTGGATAAATCAACGAGGCGCGTCCTGCGCCAAAACAATACGGGCCAAAAAAGAGCCTGTAGGAAAGTTGACCAAAAGTGTATAAGAATGGCATTGGAAACGCCACGCATTGCACAACACGTTCAGTACTGGTGGAATCCGCTCCTTCCGCATCCACCAACAACGCCAGCTTGCCATGCCCTCACTGGATGCCCGCCCTGGCCGATTGTGTATGGGTATACAAAATGTCATGCAACAACAGGTTTCCGTGTATGTTCCGGCCACGGCAAGTGGTGGCATAGACGTTAGCTACAATTTGCGGCTGACCATATTATAGTTCGTTTATAAGAAAAGGAGTCTTTTATGCTTAAAGTAACAGTGTGTCGTGAATCGGATCAGCAGAAATATCCGAGGCTTAAGATTTTCACCAAACTTTCTCAGGTTGTACTATTTACCAGACCTTTTACCGGCACCGTTATTGATCCAGGGCAGTCACCTTATAGTCGTGGAGAACATTCTTGTTCTTGGGTTGAGAATGCGTTCGAGGATTTTTTCGGTTCCGTTACATTGTCGGAAACGAAAGGTAATGCGGAGTAGCCGCAAACATACAACTAACAGCCGCAGTACGCAACGCGCAAAGTGTTCAATGCTGGCGGTATACCATTGAGCAAGTACGGTGTGGCTTAAGTAACTGCCGCGATTACTCAGGGGGCATTCCTTTCATCGGGAGCCGCCAGCACTGCACACATTTGTGAGCACGATAGGTGCACTATGGCAAATGAAAACCATATATTATAGCCGCAGCCAAGAAGGGGAAAATATGAGAACTTTCGAGCATTTTAATCAATCTGGCGCACCGTGCCCTATTTGTGGAACGGTGGACGATAAGCCGCCTGTATTAGTCGCAATTCATGGAACAGAGGATGGCAATATTTGTGAAGCTTTACAAATTCATCTGGATTGTATTAACCTTACCGCATATCGCAAGAATGGTAAAATAATTCTCGGAATGGAGGCGGAGGAAATTAAGGAACGGACGGACGGTAGCGTCAAACGTTGTAAGAAATGCTGCTCGTAAAATCTGAATTATAGGGCATCCGCAAGAACTCCCATCGTGGCCGCAGGAGAAAACGAAATGCCATTAGCAAAAGCAACCGGAAATATGTACCCATGGGTAACACACATGCATGCAGAACTTGGCGGAGAGTGCGAGCACAAATGCAAATACTGCTATGTTAATAATCCGCGATGGGGACGTGCGCCGCGCTATTGTGGAGAGGTGCGGCTGATTGATAATGAGACCAAGGTACATCTTGGTTCTGGCAACGTTATTTTCAAGGAGCATATGAATGACCTTTTTGCCGAGCATGTTCCGGCCGCAATGATTCAAATGGTATTGGATCATTGCCAAAAATGGCCAGACAATACCTATGTATTTCAGTCAAAGAATCCTGGCCGATTTCAGGATTTCAATTTTCCAGAATCCAAACTGATTTTTGGAACGACGATAGAAACCAACCGCGATATTCCAGAATCGATTTCTAGAGCACCACAGACGTTCTCCAGAATGAAAGCCATATGTGCAGACAATATGAAAGCTGTTGATAAATTTGTAACCATCGAGCCGGTTATGGATTTCGATGTTGATGCTCTTGCTTCGTGGATTGACAGAATACGACCAAAGTTTCTTAATCTTGGGGCCGATAGCAAGAACCACAATCTGCCAGAGCCAACGGTAGAAAAGATCATGGCCCTGGTTGACAAGCTGAAAGAATACGGTATTGAATTACGCGAAAAACATAATCTTGCAAGACTCAAGCCATGAGTGCACGTCCTATGCGCGGAGCGGCTGCCAGAACTTGCGGAGCGGAACTAATGCATGTGAAGTTAGAAGTTATTTACAAGAATAATAAACCATATGGGATTCGTGACTTAAGTGGATTTTTATTTTTCTTTCCGCAAGTTACGAAGTATAACGGTCAGGAAGATCGGTATCGTGACGAAATAGTTGAACAATTCAAACTGGCTGATTTTCTTCTTTGCGCACTTCGGTGTCGAGCCGTAGAAGAAGAAAAATTTAACAGTGCGCATTCTCCAACCAAATGCTCCGATGAAGTTTTGAAGTTTATTCATTACTCAAGTGATTCTGTTCATGGTCGTAAAATTATCGATATTATCAAACGGCACTTCGCATATCCGCGAACACATTTTGATGGACGCTGTGATTCTAAATTGGACAAGGAGTAAATTATAGGATATATTTATGCATGGAATAAAAAAGGAATCAGGTGTCAACGATTGCTATTGGAATATCGACGGGAAATGTACTAATCAGCACATTACGCACAACGATATTCCGGCTGGGTTTTCTCGGGATTGGGATAGTAAGCAGAATTGCACATTGACACAGTATGGAGTCTGCTTATGCTCTGGCTATTTCCAGCAGAGCGCCGCAGATGGTTGTCGAAGTGGACGAACAATAGACAACAATACGGAGGAGAAGGCAACTACACCGATTCCGTCATCGTGTACCGGAGGTCGTTGTACTGTAAGTTATGGATGTTCATTAGTCCGCGACGGAATACTTTGTCATAATAGGCTATGGCAGCACTTCTGCAATGCCTGAAGCCGGTTGCCTAACCGGTATCGTCAATAAATTTGCGCGAAAACATTTATAGAGGGGTGAATAATATGTCATTATGTGCAAATTGTCAATCTTTTAGTCCCAATTGTTGGATAAGCAAAAAATGTGTTGCCTGTTACAATGAGCATGATGGAAAGCCAATGTTTAAACCGGCTCGTAAATATAATACAAACATCAAGGGAACCGATCACGGAAATTACGGCGTCAAAAAACCACATGGAAGGAAACCGGATTTCGTTTGAAGTTTTGGTTGAAGGAGAAATGATGTCAATAACAGATGTTGATAAAATATTGATGATGTTTTGTGCTACCCAAGATATACATCCCGTGATATGCAAGCCGTTCAATCACGGTAATTTTACATATGCAACAAACGGATACATTGCAATAAGGGTGCCGCTGATAAAAAAGTATAACCATAAAGAATTGGTTCCGAATATGAATGATATTTGGTTTAATACACTCCCCGAAAGGGGATGGATGGATGTTCCCGATATCGAAAAAGAGGTTGGATATAATGACTGTGATGTATGTAAAGGCAAAGGAAAATATTTTTCATGCGGATGCCCTGTGTGCCAAACCGGAGGACACGTAAAAGAATCATGCGATACGTGCAAAGGAACGGGATATATATTTAAACAGGAAAGCATACTTATGGGAACCAAATTGCTTTCATGTTTACATTTGGATATTATACACAAACTTCCAAATCCTCAAATATCTCCCGATTCTGTCATCGGTAGGACTGCAATTCCATTTAAATTTGATGGTGGAGATGGGATAATAATGCCGATGTTAAAGAAAGATAAAGTATGATTCTCGGTATCGATGCGGGCTCCTCGACGACAGCACTTTGTATTCTTGACAAAGGTAAAATACTTTATCAAAAGACAATGACTATTGCGAAAGCAATGGAAGCGATTGAAAAGCTGCATTGCATCTACCACTTCGAACACGCCATTGTCGAGATGCCGAGCGAGTCGCTGTTTTATGCAAGGCACTGGACGGACAAAAGAGGAAATCCTATCGGAGAACGTGTGAAGCAGAAGATTCTCATCAATGCGGGCGAGAACCGGCAATGCGCGAAACAACTCGTCGAGAAACTGGAATCGTTCGGGGTGAAGGTGAAGAAACAGCAGCCGACGCGCGGAACGACGAAGTGGTCGGAATTATATTGGAGGTCAGTTTTTAAATACGAGGGACGGATATCGAGTCATGCGCGGGACGCGGCAATCTTGGCTTTAACAAATGAAAGTTGGTATGGCATATTTAGAATAAAATAACAGGAAAGGACCAAGTATGAAAAAAATAATTGTTGGAACAAAGGTTCGATGGACAAGTCAGGCAGGAGGATTATGGAAAAAGAAAACGGGTGAGGTTGTCGAAGTGGTTCCCGCGGGGACTTTACCACAGACCAGCATTATAGGAGCGGGAATGGAACGAAATCACGAATCGTATATTGTAAACGTACGGGTAGGACCCAAGAATATGAAGTCGTATTGGCCGCGGATACGTTCGCTTGAGGTGGTAGGAATAGGTGGATAAAATCTTTAACGCCATACTCCGTAAAATCCCCGGCGCCATCCGAAGCGAAATCCGGAACTTCTGAAATTTGAATTTGAGGGATTGATCAACTTATTTGTAAATGTGATGTTGATATTGTTGCCAAGATCAGCGCATGAATCGCATAAAATTGCAGTCTTTGAAGAACAGTCTTTAAACGCAATATATCTTAATGTATCGTCCACACTCAACCGCAAAATAAACCTTGATCCAGGCGTAGAACTTACCAAGGTATCCAGATTACCCAAAGTCCCCTCAATATCCCAAGCGGAATCTATCTCGAACAGTTCTCCGGATATATGCGTCGATTTCGAGGCTATCGGAAGATAATACCGTAAAATCTTGGCTCCCGTTTGCCAGTTTGCAGTTCCTTGTTGTATCACAAATCTGGACAAGGTATAACTGGTATCCGAATGTATGTCATGACTCACGGCATCAGTAAAATATGTGGATGATGTATCGCTTTTAACAGCGGTAGATGATCGATAAAACGACGTTTGAATATATTTCGGTTTTGGGTTACTCAAAGTGTCTGTAGTCAAATTAGTGTAACTGTAACACGACAACGAACAGGGAAGATAAACCTTGCCAGCAGTCGCTTTGAATTCCCCATAACATTTTAATCGAGTGGTGCCAGATAGCGTGCATACTGCTGCCGATGATTTGTTTACATTTACGTTGTAAAAAGAATGAATAGTATCTATTGCCGTAACGATCGATTTCGTTGCCCCGGTGAAATTCACCGTAGAACCTCCTGGGTATATCTTATGGTTAGAACCATAAGTCCAGTTATGTGAACAGTTCCAAGTAGAATTTTTCAGGCTATCTCTTATTGTTCCAGCGGCATTAAATGTACCTGTCAATTCATAAATGGTAAATGTTCCATTTCCAAAATTAAAAATACCCGTGTTGCTTGCATTTGCTATTCCTGTATTCAGGTTGCCACAAGTCACGTTTTTATTATTAAAATTAAACGTCCCGGTCGAAGCGGCATTATGGGTAGTTATATTCAAATCATTTGAAGTAATTATGTTACCATTTAAAACAACAGTCCATCCGGTAAGCGGCGTCCAATCTTTAATAGAGATACTTCCCGATCCACTTATCGTAATAGCAGGGATTGAGTCAATAATGCTACTACCTCCTATATAATAATAGAACTCTGACGAATTGGAAAAGGTTGCAGATGTTCCGAATTTAATAAAATATCCTGATCCAGTAATAACGTCGTCAAGCCTAATGGTATTTGTAAATTGAGCATTGGTTCCTATTGTTAAAGGAGTGGTTGCCCCGTACAGAATTGTTCTCGCTCCCGAGGTATTTGTCACTTTTGCGCTTGCCCCTATGGATAGTGATGCAAAAGTAGGAACTCCTCCTTTATCATTGTCGAGCGTCGCCGACGTTGTTCCGGTTATCGTCACATTACAAGAAGATGCTGATAATGTTCCAATGCCTGAACCGATATGAAAAGTCGATGACGCACCGTTTACCGTTACCGCATTTCCAAAGGTAAGTGCCCCAGTTCCGTCAAAATAGGCGTTACCATTAGTAGTCAAGGTATAAGTTCCCATAGACCACGCTCCAGAATATCCGGAACTGGTTGTCACTGATTTTACGCTCAAATTGCCGCCGGAGGTCGCGGCTACGGACCCGGATGAAAATACAAGGACTACATCACCGGTGAAACCGCTCGGGGTTGCCGGGCTCCAGGAATAGGCGGCGAGGGAATCCATTCGGTTCCCCCCGGCACTATTCCAAGTTCCTGTGGTGTCTGCAGCGCGCAAAACAAACGGAATAGCCAACAACAAAAAAAGTTTTTTCATCTGTTACCTCGGAAGCAGTTCGAAACGTATTCTCCAGATATATCCTCTGTGATTATTCAGGGTGTCGATCATATTCGTTTTCGGTTTGTAAACAAACTTTATCGAATCGAAATCTGTCCCACCCTGACGATTGACATTGAATTTAAGCGTGTATCGATCATTCTTTTTCACTACGGAGTCTCCTTCGTAGGTGCGTTCAAAAAATATACCGTTAAGGGTAGGGGGCACGACTACTGAATGTTGGGGATCAAGAGTATCCGGAGAAATGGTGCCGAAATCCTGCGCAGTCGGTGCCGAAAACAACCCAAAAGATAAAACAATGAAGAACAGCAGCTTTTTCATACAATCCTTTCTTTATGTTAAATTTTAGCCTTCCTGATATTCCGGAGAGTATATTACCCTTTCATCGCGTTCCGTTCACCGGCCTTTTCGATCCATTCTCCAACCCCTCGAAGTACGGCCGAGGCGATACCGATGGAGAGGGCGGTTTTCCCATTACCTGAAAATAACGATATCCCCGCGACCGATGCACCGAGATAAACCGGCATCGATTTGATTGCAGCACCGAGCTTGGTCATTGATAGACGACCGTCAATGCAAAGCATTTGATCTATAAACTGTTTCCACATTATCCACCCCACAGTTCTATAAAAAGGGTTTGAATGTAATCCTCATTGAACATTTTGTATAATTTATGCATTATCAGAAGGCGAAGGTTTACATTAGATTCGAGCATTTTATAAAGAGAAGTTTTTCTGGAAAACTCGATAAGGTCAACTTTCAAAGGTCCACCTAAAACCACCTCATTGCCGAATTCAATAATTAACCTGGAAAGTTCTCGAACCAACATATCGACATTTTTTACGTCCTCCATTTCATCACTCCTTTTCTCCGCATATGACTAATTGAATTTATTGCATTCGCGTCGGATCTCTCTCCCGATTTGAATGCCGCGTCTAAACCACTTTTTAACCCACGGGATCGTGTGGAAAACTTTCTTTTTCATACCGTACAAACCCACTTTCTATCTTCGAGGTATTTCACCTCTCTCAATTCTCCGCGTTGTTTATGGTATTCGATCAGGCATTCGAAAACGCTCGAGTAGGCGTGACCATAGGCAATTTGACCGACGATACCATGCGCTTTTTCCGCGGTTGTCTCGATATTCGGCATTGGTAATTCGGTTCCGACGTGTTTTAAAAACGGCAGCCCGGCAAGATCTACCGGATCATGGTGCATGGTCATTCTGATTGTGGCTCCGCCGAGACCGCTCTTATCATAGACATCGGACGTTTCGTGATCAAACACCGCTGGACCGCAGTAGGAGATCACCCGGGACGGAAGATCGCCTCCAAGCCTATTGATCCTCCACGCCCCAGCAATGGCTTCCGCAGCCCCCCGGGAATGGCCGATCTGAACAACAGTCATACCGTATGCAATTATCAGGTCTCGGAAATGATCTGCAACACGTTGCCCCGCCTGAATGAAATCAACGTGGCCACCGAGTTTTTTAAATTCCGGCATTTCGATCTGCGGGGAAAGGTCAGATTTCCATCCGGGACCAAAAAGCCCCCCCTCGGTCCCAAGGCTGACGATCAGTAGCCAACCACCATGTTCGATCGCATAGGAGAAGTCGAGCGTTTCCTCATGCCAGAAACGATGTACTGTTGCCCCAGGTAGCCATCCATGATGAGGATCTAAAATCGCATCCTCGATAAACGCGCCCTCTTTATAATGAGCCGCAAGCGCGCAAAAGGGAAAATAGTATGCCGGATCGGAAAGGCGTTCATCGTTCATTTTTTAATCCTAAAAAGTATAATGGAATAAGTTCCTGAAAAAGACGGGATTCATTGATTATGCAGAACATGAAAATTCCAGCAATATGAATCACCGCTATCGTTTTAAATCCTCGACAAAGTGGCGAACCAAAAATGATCATCAACAATCCGCCTATTGCGAATAACGGGTGATTTATAGACGGAATTAATAAAAAATCGACATTTTGGGCTATTGACCAATAATGATGAAATCGATTTATCGTATCATAGTGAGTCTGCATTGTGAGAAAAGGTATAGGACATCCCGAGATTGCATCAAGTACAATTTTTACCGATACCCCAAAAGAAATAATCAAAGCCGAAAAAACCAATCTCCGGTTGAGGTTCCATTCCGACCAGAACAACGGAAGGAATGCAAGTACGAGCGCCGTTTCTTTGAATCCTACCGCCAAAGGAATAATCACGGCGATCCATTTTCTATTTCTGGAAAGAGATAACCCAATTATCAAGGAATAGAAAAACAATGCCGGTCCATCCCATGGCTGAATGAGGTTGTCTGCCCGAGGAGTAAAGGCGTACATCATGCATGCAAATACCCCGAACACTGCGACAGGTTTATTTTTTGACAACTTAATTATAAGCAGGAAAGACGCAATAAACCAAAGTGTATTCCATGCGGCAACCGTGTCGGCAAAACGGTTGAAATCTTTAAGGGCTATTTTTGCACTTCGAACGATCTCGGGATTTACTTTTAATATTGACATGAACACGTTCGCCATTCCATTGGAAAACAACCGACCTCTCCACGCCGGGCGAACCTTCTCCTGGTATAACGGCAATCCTCCCGCGTCGAAAGAGAGGAAACATTGCGTTTTGAATTGGAATTGCATTTCGTTATTCAAACACACTGTCTGACGACTAAAGCAAAAAAACGTTGCCGTAAGGGAAATCACGAATAACGACAATATGATTCTATTGTTCATCACCATACCTTGACAATTTGTGCTCTTTTGAACTGCTCTTTCCCAACATGCTGAACGAGTGCGGTCCCGATCTTATCGACAGATATTTGTAAACTATCAAGCCGCATCAAAATCAATTCAAATTTTCTATCGCTTTCAGCACGCGACACTCGGCATGCGCTATCAACCACTAACTTCGCAGGGGGAATCACGAGGTTCTGTTGAGCGTAGGCGGTCATGCGATCGCAAAGAACCCATCCTCCGGTGATCGTGGCGATGACAACACCAAGTCCGCCCCATGTAAGATGCGTCTTTTTAAACGTCAACGTTCCTACTCGTCGTTCCGTCATAGATTATCCTCTCATTGATTCGAGATCGGTAAAAATTTCCAGATCTTGCCGCCTGAATACACATTTAACGTATCATTTGTTCCATCATACATTCGAAGACTATCGCATGTAAATCCCAATCCGGTCTTTAAATTCACCTTGGTTATCCTTCTCACCAAATGGGAAGCGTCGAAACATGCTATTGAATCGGTGTTTGTCATTTCCGATAACGTGTCTATTTGAAGCCCGCCGTGCCGGATGTCGACCGGAAGCCATGGGCGGATAGAGTCGGCAAGCGTAGAGGAATCGTTTAAAAAAAACTGTCCTGTCGTATCGTCAACCGTCCAATGCCATTTGATTCGAAGCGGAGAGGTTCTTATCATACTGCAAAATGAAAATCTATTGTAATTTCCCCTTCGAATAAAATCGAAATAATCATATCCGTTGTATGTATTGATCCCATAGTTATATTCCGCTGATGAATAATCGATAAAACACAATTTGGCTTTAACTCCAGATCCTGTTTGGTCCCCAAAAAGCTGTAAATACGCTCCATTGTTGTAACCACTTGCTGTACCGGTTGAATATCCTCGCAATTGTAACGCGTGATTATTTGCATTTTCTGGCTGGGTTGACCATGCTAAATAATTATATCCGTCGTTTTGTGCAATATCGACGGCGAGAGAATCCCCGTTTGAATATCCTGGAGATGAATACTCAAATTTCCACGGAGTGACATAATGCCGTAGGCGCCATGCATAGTACGTACTATCCGCTCGGCCATGTCCTGTAATAGATCCAAAACGCTTTGTTGTATCTGCCAAATGGCAAAGACCCGAAGAATCGGCGTAATGAGCCTTCCCCGCGGAATCGTAAGGGGCCGCACCTACCATCGAAGTCGAGCACTGCTTCACGATTCCGCTCGCACTGTCGAAACAGGCGATGGTTTTCGGGTGAGTAGTAATTGGTTTAATCTTTAATAAAAAGGTGTCGTTGGCCTGTATTTTATGGCTATTCCCTAAAATACTGTCCGTTTCTAGAAACTCCCCGAAACAGGAAGCGATTAACAGAATGAAAAAAATGAACCCTTTCATCAGTACCTTATTTCGCATCTTCGATTGAGACCATATTCATTACTATCAGCAGTAACCAAATTTCGTTTACCTACTGATTTGTAGGTAATAATTTCAATGCCTCGATTTTTCAGGTATTCTCTGACAATCATTGCCCGGTGCAATCCAAGGGTGTAATTGTAATAGTCAGTCCCGATCGGGCAACACCCTCCTATGAGTTCAACTGGTTGGGAAATATTTGACATCTTCCATTCTTCACTTTTTTGAATTTCATAGGAATCGAATTTGAAATAAACGGTAACGAGAGTTTTGAATTTCTCCATGGATATTACTGCAGGTTGTTTTTCGGGAAATTCCATCACGGAATCATTGTTCGAAGCCATTGCCTGTAAAGATAGAGCGATATCGTCTTCGGTGATGACCTTTTTCGAACAACTTGACAATAATAAAATAAAAACCAAAAGTAATTTTATCATTTATCTATCTCCTATTTTTAAAATATTCGTATCCTGCGAGTCCACCTGCTGCACCTAATCCGGTTGCACCGAGTATTTTCAAATTAGAAAGACCTTCATCATGGAACATTTGAACCGGAGAACGTGGTTTCGATATTATTTTTTCCGCTTCAGCACGAGAAATGAAGTTACCGTTCTTATCAATAAAACCTACATTTTCAGTAGGTTTCCCTGAATTGTCAAGGAAGTGTTCCCATTGCAAACGTTTTTGAATGTCGCCATTTTCCCCTTTGATTATGGCGTCTTTATGTCCTCTCCAGTTTCCGGTATAAACCTTACCGGTCTCCGGATCGCGAATTGCCGGAGTTCCTATAAAATCAGGAACGCCTCCGATTCCGCCTTTCTCGTTTCCCAGAAGTGGAAAATTGGGGAGATTATCAGGAATAGTTTTTTCCACGCTTCTAGAAAGACCGCGTAATGAAGGATTAAATCTACCGGGTTTTCCTATTGAGTTTATGCCTTGTCCAATTCTATTCAAGACCCCGGTACCGGAAACGGCCCCTGCGGCGATGCGCGGAGAGGAAAGTGCCGCCAGTGTCCATACCGCCGGATTGTGAAATTGAGTCGAGAGTGTACCGGAAAGAACAGGACCAAGCGCTGATCTTCCGGTGAACTGACGCGGCAATAGTCCGGGAACTCCGTTTTCACCTAATTCTGCAGCAAGTGACGCCAATTTTGATTCTTTTATGAAATCCCTTCCGAAAATATCAGATAAATCTTGAACAACCCGTTGTCGGGTCGCTTTATTTTTCCCGAAAAGCGTAGAAATAAACTGTTGCGCTCGAGAATCCTGTGTCTTTGCGCTTTTGCCAAGCCAATCCTTAAGGGCGTCCACCTTTTGAAGTTTATCTGCCATTGATTTCATGGCGACCGAATATTCCGGCACACCGCTTTCTTCCGCTGATTTTACAAGCCCTTGAGCAATATCATGTCGAGCCATTTTCAACGCCGTCATATAATCATTTGATTCTTTCCCGAAAGCATCTTCAATCTTTGAATCCATCCGTTTGCGGATATCGAGAAGTTTTTGAGCTGGCACAACTCCGTTTGCATCGGCATTTTTTAGAATCATAGCCGACCATTCATCAATTTTACTGTTTGCCGCAATGTCATCGGCGACGGATAAATTTTCAGGCACCTTTCGGCTTTGAAGATTGGATATTATTTCGTTGCTGTTCACATCAGGTATTTTTTGAATGGCGTCTTTAATCACCTGCTTTTCCGGGAGGTATTCATCAAGATTACGAATTTTTTGAACAAGGTCATGCCCGATAGTCTCCTGGGTGCCCGCAGCCGCCTTGAGTTCCTTGGCACCTTTCCCAAATCCGGTTCCGGCTTTGCGGAGAGCCTCTTCAGAAACTCCCGAAAGTTCGCTTGCAAGTCTACCTGTACCCTTATCGATAAGTCCCGTCACCACGGCCGGAGCGCGCCTTCCCAATTGTTCTACTCCAACTGATCCTGGGACAACATTTAAGACATCCCCAGCGATTCCTACCGCGTTTTTTACCGGTTCAGATAGATATTCGTCGAACCCCTGTTTTACTCCTGCGGCGAAATTACCAAGTTCTTTTTTTACTCCTTGGGGGAGAACATATCCTATTCCCTTTCCGAGATATTCAATCCCCTTTCCCAACGCGCGATAAGGCAACGTCTGATTGATCATAGAAGAAACAGTCCCGGTAAATTGTCTGACCGGGGCAAGAACACTATTGATTGCACCAGGATCGCGTTTTTGGCTTTCAAGTGATTTTACGCCAAGCCTGTCGGCGTCTGATTGAACTAGCTGGTCGTAAGAAGGTTCGGGAGGTTTCGGTTGTTGAGAGACAATAGATTGAACATGCGCAACCGCTTCATTCAAATCCTGTTCTGTAGGTTCGGATTCAAAATTAAAAGTATACGTCTTTCCCGTGACGTTATCTTTTAACGTTTTGGTTACTGCCATATAAACCTATTTCCTGAAGATGTTGTTCCCGAAGAATCGGAAGAGGGAGCCTCTTCTTTGTTCACCGATCTTATTCCAGGACGTTCCGCATAACTCCCCATCGGCTCCGCCATTGTCTGCCTTCGAGTATCCAGAAGATGCTTCAATATTTTCATGTTCGATTGAAAATTTTCCGGGGAAATGTTTGGGTCCATTAGGTCAAGTCCGAGTTTCGTCTTAAGATCAGAAGATGTTCCGTATCCAAGAACTCCAGCCACTTCGTCCCCGACCGCTATCTGCATCTCCTTGATATTTGAGACCGTTTGATTTCCAATCTGAAATTGACCTTCTTTCAATAGTTTGTTGAATAACGGAGAACCGGTACGTTTCCATTGATCGGACAGGTCAACCATTTTATCAATATTCGCCAGAGCATTATTCGCGGCCGCGATAGTTTTGGTTGCCGCTGGATTTCCTCCCCATTTATAAGAAAGTTGCTGTTCTGCGATGTTTAAATCGGGATTTATTTCATAGGCACGACCAAGAATGGCCGCCCTTTTAATAGCATTTTTTGAAAATCCCGGATATGTCTTTACGAATTCAGAAAAAGGAAGGTTACCGGTAGCAAGTTTTTGGGCTATTATGTCCTCAAGGCTTCCAGGCTTGATATCTTGCTCTTGAAAATCATTACTTGAATGAATCATAGCAGCGATATCTTTGCGCCCTTGAATTGATTCGGTATTTCTTTTATTTTCAGCGTCGATCGCCTCTTTTGCCCTTTGGTTAGCCGCTTCTATTTGATTCTGTTGAAATTCTTTCTTATTCTCCGCTTCACTTTTCTGTAAATCGAATTTAGCCTGTAAATCGGATTCATCTTTCAGATTTCCCACAAACGCTTTTGCCGGTTCCGCAGGGTTGGCGGTAATGCCATAATCCCGAGCCATTCCTATCGGATTTTTGCCATACATTTCATTGAGGACCTGGCCTTCGGATATTTTCTGCAAATCATCTTTGGGCGCCGTGGCCCATGCATCTGGACCGGCTTGGCTTGCGGCCGCCATTGCCGGGCTTGCGGTCCCGGTATACTTTCCGATCGCTTCCATGGCAGAAGATTCGTTCTGTCGTTTGTTTAAATTCTCCTCTGCCTGGAGCGCTTCGTCATATGATTTGAATGTGACCCCAGGAAGCAACTTGCTTTCATAAATAAGCATTTTTGGCATTTTCACCTCACCAGTGTCGCAAGGGCGTCTTTAAAAGGAAGTCTTCGATTCGCCATTCCCTGCGCTCCGGTTCGAGCGTTTGCGAGAAATTCCATAGCGTTCAAGTTGGCATTTCTTCCGGATTGTGCCGCCCCAACATCAAATTCTCTCTTTGCTTCAGCATCAAGCATAGCCTGCCGACGCCGGTCACGGTCGGCATTTCGCATGTCGGTAAACATTCCGATTGTTTTAAGGGAATTATTCTGAATCTTGTCTCCAAGATTGGTGAACATATCTCCCATGCTCATTCCTCCCCCGCCACCTCCGCCGCCGTCTTTATCGGAATCCCCATACCTCGATGTTATGGTTCCGGATTGTGCGGTTGTCGTCGGAGAGGTAACGGAAGAAGATCCGGTTGTAGGTTGATAACCCCATCCACTGTTTTTCCACTTTTGGTATTCGTCAAGCCAATCCATATTTTCACCTATGCCGTTAAGGATGTTACCCAAGAATCAAAATTTAATACCGAATTGTCTGTCGAAGTCAACCCTGTGAAAAGCTTCTTGGTCCCTGTTGCAACGTCCATAATCTCGAATTCATCGTGGTTTCTACCCGATGTAGACCAAATGGGACCGTTGGTTATTATCATAAGTCTTCCGCCAGCATTCACCACATCCCCCTTAGATGCTCCATCGAGAGAAAGCGTGTTGTTCGATGCTTTATTTATTCTCGGGCTCAACGTCTTTGCCGTAGAAGCCATTTGAGAATAAATCTGATTGTTCTGATTCGTGGGATCGTCGGCATTTCTCAATGCAACCGACAAATTATCAGGGGTTATCTCTTTACCTGTCGAATCGGTTACTTTACCATTTTCGAGTTTGTATCCCGTAACATCTACGCCTCCCGTCGCCGGTTGTTTTCCATAAAGTGTAGTGCTTACGTAATTTCCGAAAGCCTTATTCCCCGCGTCTGTCAACCCTATGAATTTTCCGGCATTATCATACTGAGCCATTGAGGGATTGGATAAAGCGTACTGGTATTGCTGCACCTTGAAATCTTGAGCAATTTCCCCATAAATCGCATCTTTATCCGCAGTAGTAAGAGATACTCCGTTTTTGCTTAATTGCCCATTCAGATAATCAATCGCACTATTCGGTGAAGCGCGTCCAGCGTCGATCTCATTGGTAATGAAATTGTAGGTTGACTCTATTTCTTCCGTGTTTACTTTCTTGGCTTCAAGCTCTGCGAGCATCTTATCCACTCCGAGCTTTTCTACTTGCATTTCAAGTGCACCCTTTACTCTTACTGGTTGTCCGTTGGCATCGAGTACGGGATTGCCGTTTGCGTCGGTCTGTGCGTATCCGTAGGCGGTATTTTTGTCAATTCCAAGGCGTTCAAGGTCAATTCCCTGCTGTTTCATGGCCGCATCGAGTTCTCCATCAATATGGGTACCGTCGGCCTTGTCATAACCGTAAATTTTCGCCTTATCCATATCGAGACCCTGCTTTTCGATATCGGCCTTATCATTTTGCAGTTGCAAAGATCCATTTACGTGCCCTACCACATTGCCTATAGAGTCCTTGACGTCATATCCGTACAATTCATCCGCCGCACGTTTATCTTCATTGTTCAACGCATCGTATTTCCCAAAAATCTGTTTATCGGGCACTCCGTCTCCGTTGGTATCAACCATTCCTCCGAAAAGTTCCGTGGTTTGATTCTGAAGGTCCTTGCTTTCTAAACCAAGTTTTTGAGCCGCTATTTCCGCGCTTCCGTAGACGTGTTGTCCATCAGCTCCGGTATACCCATACATTCCGGCTTTTTGAAGATCAATTCCCTGCTGCTGCAGATAATTCTGATCTGCGGCGAGTTTTTCGGTACTGGCGATTTGCTGAGTCTGTGAACGTTCGCCTTCGTAGGCACTCCGTACCTTCAAGATATTGTCAAGGGCGTCCTGTTGAGATTGATCGAGATATTGCCCCTGTTCACGGCCTTGACCGAGCGCCTGAATGTAATTTTTCATGCCTTCCTGATATGCTTGATTTTCAAGATCGTTTTCAAGAGTTCCGCGATCTACGTTTTGCTGAAGAGCCAATTTAATGAGGTTGTCATCAACTTGTCCGGCACCCCCCATTCCCGCATTCGATTCTTTAAATTGCTGAATTCCTGAAGCCCGATCGACGTCAAATTTTGACATTGCCCCCGCATTATACTTTTGCCAATCCCGCCCCATGTTCGGATCAGTCATAAGTTTCTGTGTCATCTGCGTAGTTTGATCCTGGATCGGTTTAGACTGTTGCGGTGATAGTGCCGTCTGTTGAGCGGCGCCCATGACATTAGAGTTTCCTTGTGCAAGTGACCCGGGAGTTGCATTCTGCTGATCTCCCACGTATGGCAAATACCCTTGTGAAGTCTCATTCGGGTTCAGGTAGGGAAGGGTTTTACGCTTCGTTTGACCGGTTGCCGGATCAAAGACCATATTTGTGAAATCGTTTGCCATCAGTATCCGCCTTTGAAGCATGTATGCCATGCATTGTCTTGATAGACCTGACCCTTGAGTCTGAAATCATCCCAAATCAACCGTATAGAAGGATCGGTAACAGATCGCCATTTACCGGTTATTGGTTCGTTGAACATTTCAAATGATTGTCCGGCCCCTATCACCACCGAAGAAATATACCCATTGTAAAAGTAAAGCAATGATTTCGATTTGAAATTTAGGACAATATCATAAATTCCAATATTGAATAACTTCACGTTTACACACTTTGAAAGGAACCCATCCGGTATTTCGGATGAAAATTCTCCGGAACTGGTATCACACAGAATTATTACCGAATCCTCGGTAAAAGACCCGAGGAGATTGGTCATCGTTGGGGAAATATTAATTATTTGATTGGGCATTAAAACAAATCCATATAGTAAGTAAACGTTACATACCTCAATTGTGTTTTTGCTCCACCGCCTTCTCTTACTCCTCGAATGTATGCATTTTGATATTCAACACATAATATCCATCTGGACCCAAGGGTGTCTTGAATTCTTCCAACTGTAGATTCCGTAGAAGATTCTATTGGAATAAAACTAAAAGGAACACTAGCTATTTCCGCTGGAAAATTTCTTATCGTCACAGAACCTACGTTCGAATCAGCAATGGTGACCATAGTACGGATACTGTAAAGGTATCCAGACACCATGCCACCTATTTTAGTCCAGTACAAATATCCGGTAGTATCGACGGTCCCGTCAGGCATACTAAACGTTACTCCTGGACCTGCCGACAATGTACAAGTTGCCATCCCCCGCTCACATCTCGTTGCTGTCAATGTTCCCGTAAAGGTTCCGTTTGACGTTCTCATTCCTGTTGAATAATATGCCGAATCAGAATTCAATACACCGGTAAACAATCCAGATCTTGAACGTATAGAATCAGTGTTAACAACGTTTATCCAAGGATTTCCTGCTATGCTGTCAATGCTTGGGTTGCTTCTTATTGTGTCAACCCTCAAATAAGGAATTATCTTGTCGTGAGTAGTTGCGTTTTGAGTATATCGCGGGACGTTGTTATTCAGCGTATCGCAAATCTGATTTATTCCTCCAGCCATAGTATCGAGGTTGGCATTGAATTGAGAAGAAGAAATGGCGGTATGTGCAACAGCTCGATTGGGAACCGTCACTTTGTTCGCCGCGAACGCAAGGGCAATAATAATTATTACCCACATCAAAGCCAGAAAATTTTTTTTACTTTTCATGAATAGTTACTCGTTTCCACCTCTCCGATAAGAGCGAGTTGAAGAAGTTTGAAATTGATATCATTCGCCGATTGCCGTATCTCAATGAAGACAGATTTACACCAGAAATGAGACGGCATCTTTTTCCTTATTACTCCTCCGGTTTCGGAAGGGAAACTTGCATCGTCCCATAGTGCTTCATCCCATAAAACCGATGATCCTCCGCTCGGGGGAATGGTTAGTTCTCCGGTAGTCCGTTCGTTATCCTGACCCGAAGAAACACAAATTGTAAATGGATACTCATTTTTCACATTACAATAGAACTTATTGAAGCGCATTCTCCCGGCGACGTTCTCGATATGATACCGACTTTTGAGGTATGACTGTTTGTCGGTTGCCGTAGAAATCAGAGTCCCGGAAGAATCGTAAACATCGGAAATTTGCGAAGTGGTAATGGTTTCTCTATACACCTTGCTTGCCGAAGCGTTTGATTGACCTATATAAAGAGTATTATTACCTTCAAATACCACTGCATAATTACCGGATATCGGTTGATATTCCCATGCGAGAAGATAATTATTCGAATCTCCCCATAACGCACTCGAAAGATTGAGAACCGCATGAGTGGTATTTACAATCACTGAAAGAGTGGTGTCCTGAAACATCAAATGGTATTCATCGCGATTCTTTTTTCTTAAAACGAAACCGCACGGTATGAAATCAGTGGATGAACTATATATTTTATCGATTTTTTCCTGAATCGGATATGCATAATTGAAGGTGGTGAACTGCTGTCCGTCAAAAAGACGTATACCCTGATTTGTCAATCCGATAACTCCGTTATTCCAAGATGCGACGGTCCTCATATCGAAAAAGTGCCACCGGGTTTCAATGAGAAACTCTTTTTGATTCACGTCGCCATAGGGAAGGATGAGTATTCCGTTATCAGTATTGAAAAACAGATTTTGACCAACGGAAAAAATACCTGTCAGTTTATAGGGAGTAACTCGATTATTTTTTGTTGAAAATGTTTCCACGGCATATTGGGAAAATGTTCCATCGTTGCTGTAGTAAAAGATATTGTCGATTATCCCCCAAAGACGCCCGGCAAAAGAATAAATGAAGGTGATCGCTGGCGGAAGTCCGTTATCCGCGGCCGCGTATTCATAAACGATCGCAGTCTGTTTTGCCGATGCAGAACTCACGACAATAGCCGTAGTGGTATTATCTCCCGTTTCCTGGAAAAAGTAGTGAATCAGTTCTCCAGGTGATTTTATCCAGATCACTTTATTATTCACCTGTGGATCGGAACTATTGGGAAATGTTATGGTGATGCGATTGCTTCCGCTTCCCAAAACAATATCTCCAAGGCTTTGGCCTACGCTGTAGAGCACGTTCATACCGCTAACAGACCTTGCGTAGCCCGCGTAGACGCCGTAGGTACCGTCTGGAAGCCCGGAGCCCGCCGTGGCCGCTGCCGAGGCGCCCGTAGGTGCACTGATGCCAACCTGATAGGAGGTCATACCCTCAATCTTTATCGTGGAATTTCCGTTGCATACGAACTTTTTACCATAGGCATCGCACGACCACACCTCATTGTTGGATCCGCCCATAGAATATTTTGAGGTCAACGATCCATCTGTAGTTGATATAAGCGAAAGAACTCCTCCGGAAACCCCATAAAGACTTTCGGTTCCTGAAAATTGCCGATGTGAAAAAAGACCCCGCAGATAATCGGTGAATGTAATGGAGGAAGACAATCCGACCGCTCCGGGTTGTTTCACCAATCCGGATTTTTTGAGAGCAAAACCTATTGATTCATCGCAAATCTGATTTTTGAAGAGGTTGTTCGGGTTCTCGATATTGTTGCACCCGCCGGACATATCTGAGAAGTCGACGACTATAAGTTTACGAGTTGCAACGGTCATTAGTACCGCCTATATGTATCTCGGTCATTGGTGGAACCCGTGATTCTTCCCCGGCCGCCAGAATCGTAATTGAGATTATGCCGAGGAATAACCACCTCTTTTCCCCATGAATCATTGATGGTTATTCCCGGCATTTCTCCTACGTTCTGGTGTTGGCTCTTGAATCTGGAAAGTTCTTTTTCGTATTCGGCACTCAACGCTTTCCATTCATTCAACATGCCCTTATCGAGACATCGGAGATACTGCATTTTGCCAAGCATGATACTTTTTGGGAAAAACATGTATTCTGTACTCGTTCCCGCAAAAGCATCAAGTTTTACTTGATAATCGCAGTATATAGGCTCGTTCGGCGCCTGAAAAAATTGAATTGATCTTGTATGCCCGCTCGCCTTTGTGAATCCGGGAATGAATTTGAATCCATCGATTAATCGTCCGTCTTTGAAATAATAAAAATCAGGTTTACCATCGGAATCACAATCGGAATAAACATGAATCAGTAATCCGCATCCAGTGGGAAGTGTAGCGATAAGGTTCGCTATGGTAAGTTTCTCCGATCTTGTAAGGAGTGTCCATCCATTTGCTGGTTCACTCCAAATTGAATCTTGTGCCCTATTTGCATAGTCAAGAGTCAAATTGGTGACATATTCCCCGCCGGTCGGGGAATTGTCAAGCCACTCGTTGAATGTGAGTGCAAGATCGGAATAGGTGTCGGCGAACATTACTTAATACCGGCCTTCTGTTTGAGGCGATTGATTTCGTCTTCAAGTTTTCCCTTTTCCGCTCTTATAACCGCAACGTCGCGCTCAAGCTTTTCCTTTTCTTTATACAGATTGTCGGTGTCGGATAAATGTTTAGCGAGAATCGGATTACTGAATTCCAGAAACGCTTTTTCGCTCATGATTTCGCTTTTTTTACTAACCGCCGCTTCTTCAAGAGCATTGGCAAGTTCTTTAGGCGTGTCTTTGTTTACAACAAATACACACCAATAGCCTACATCGCTAAAGGTGGTTATCCATTTTGTGAACATCACGGTTTCGTGTCGGTGTTCAATTTCCCCTCTGCCGTTTCGTCTGGGTTCTCCGGTCATCGGGTTTTTATAAGGTATGAATTTTCCATCCTCACCCTTGAGGTGATACGAAAAAGGCATGTTCATACGATTGGCATAATACACTTTGTCGGAAAGATTTTGTTTCGGATAAACTCCGAGAGCCGCATGTTTGATTCCCATAAATAAATATTCCTTTTTTAAGTATAAAAAAGTGGGGGTTTACCCCACTGGTTACTGCTTTGTCTCCGATGACGTGGTAATGATTGCAATCTTAAGCTTCTTCCTCGCAACCAATCCAACCTTGGATGCATCCAAATTAATGAGTTTGAATACGATTGAGCCCCCTGCCCTTGAACTTATGTCAGTATAGGTGCCTTTTTTACCGGTAATAAAGGTGTCCACGGCGTTCCAAGTAGTCATGGTATCTGATAGTTGATTTCCAGGAATAATCTGGTAAAGAAACTGAATGCTATCTCCGGAAGCGAGCCCACCGGTAGGCATATAGGCTTGAAACCCTTTTGCCATAAACATATTTGCACCCGTACAAATGCTATACGGACCATACACCACCTGACCGGAACTCGTGTACAGGGTATCGGTGGTGCTGGATGATCCGAGAGAGTAAATAGTTACGTTTGAAGGGAATGAACTCTTTTCCGAAGGAGAATAGGGGTTCGTAGCGGCCGCGGCCATCAATAGCGAAACCGCGATCATGGTGAAGATGCCTGCAAAAATCTTTTTCATAGAAAGCCTTTCATTTTTTTGTTTCTTAAAATGGAGGGTTTCCCCTCCAATTGATTACCAGCAATTTTTTATGATTGCCATGGACTGACCGCCATCGTTTGTACGGAACCCACATTCACCCATCACTTCGTCAATGACTCCATCCCTGTCATTTTCCTGAATACCGACATTCGGGAAAATATCCCTGTCGGGAAGATGTACGAAATCGGTATTTTCCGGGTTGAATATGAACATCGTTCTTGCTAATTCTCCCTCATTGAAAGCCTTGTGATTGACAAGTTCCATTTCGAACGTCTGCGTTTTGATGATCTTCGTGTTGATCCCCCATTTCTGGAGAGTCGTTTTTCCACTACCCACATCGATCTGATATTGAACCTTGTCGTATACCATATCATCGATTCTTCCCAGAACATCGAACCCGGCCAAGCAGATCATTGGATCGCCTTCGCCGACGACGGGAAGCGCCCGTGAAAGTTCTGTCTTGAGCTTGAATGATGTCATGTTCCCGTTCATGTCATAACTGTTCGCCGCCCAGTTGAATGCCCCTTGAGTGGTCGAGAATGTACCGGTAAGGGCGGTTCCTGCCGGATTGACATTGAGCGATCCCGTCGGCCTGTTTCCGAACAGCCAAGTACGCTCCATCTTTTCGTAGAATCGCGCCATGTTGATCATTTTAAGAAGTTTGAAATAATCCTTCGTGGCGTAGAACTCCGATTTCAGCATGGTATTGCTGATTGCAACCGGCTCGCGGGAAATCTGAAGAACGTTGTAAACATTGTCAAAGTCCTTGCTGATGTAGGACGGATTGACGCTATTGTCCGGGTAGGCCGTCGCACTGACGCCTACAACGGTGTTTGCGTCGGGGCAGAAGGCGGTATCGCCGAAGCTTTCAACAACGCATACCGTGGTATTCGTAATGCTGTCAACACGAGCGGAAAGCGTCTTACCTGTTGACTGATCGAAATAGTAAAGGGTGTCGTATACTTTAATTTGTGCCGTCGAGTCAGCGGTCAACGTATATGTCGGACCGGAAGAGATAATGACGCACGATGTTACCGTTATGTATTTGTCATAATCGGTATGATTATAGCATTCGTAACGTTTTTGGGTAACCTCCGTTTTCTTGATCATTCCTTTCGACAAAGAAATGTCCGATTTTCCCACCTGGAATTCATCGAGAAGGGCAATCAATTTACAGTTTCTCGCGACGTTGAACTTAATATAGTCAAGTACGTCTCTCTTATTCTGCTGCGTGGCGCTAAACGCCGGAACGGTCGGTGCGCCACCAGACGACACACTACTTCTGGTAATAGTCATATTGAAATCCTTTCAAATTCGTGTTTTTAATTCCTTGGGATTGGAAAAATATTTATCCCAGTTTGAATTTCCCGTTTTCGGTTGTCTATTTACCGACCCATCCGGTTTCTTTTGCGCCGCTAAAGCATTGCTTTTCGTATTCGCTTCGGCGGAGCGCGAAACCTGACTCATGATCTTTTTCATATTTTCCGGGTGGGCTGTTAAAAATCGTTTTGACCATTCGAAATGGGCTTGAAGCCTTTCTCCATTAGCTTGAAGTTCATTTACATATTTTAATCTTACCCGATTTTGTTCTTCCGGTGTTTTTTTATTGAAATCAGGATATTTATCGGCGAATAAGTATTGAAGTAGTTCACCTCCCGCATCGGGACCGAACATAATTCGGTTATATAGATCTATCTTTTCTTTCGATTCTCCGCCGGGAAGTTTCGAAATGATCGCCATGGCATTCGTTTTGGCGAGTTCCGGCAGTTTGGCCGACCTAACCTCTTCTCTCAATCGTTCTTGTTCTTCCTGGCGCGCTTTGAACGTGTTCTGTTGTTCCCTCTCTCGGAAGAACTTCTCATTTTCATCCCTGGCCTTGATGTACTCCTCGTTCAGAACAGAAAGAGCAATATTTTTTACTTCATCCGGGATCTGGATTTGCTGAATTCGAGTGTATGCCGATTCAATAGGTCCAAGACGTGATTTGTTGACGTTCTCCTTGAACGTTCTTTCAGCCTCATATTCCTGTTGCCATAGGGGAATATTGCTTTTCACTTCAGGCCGGGAAGATTCTTGTGGCTTTTCATCTGACTGAAAATTGAGTCCATCAAGCGATATGCCCATGAGCTTTTCAATGTCGAAATCTCCCGATTCGTTCTGGAATGCTTTTTCGAAGGGATCTACCTTTTTCTCCTCTTCCTTTTTTACATCTTCTTTCGGTTTTTCTACCTGTGGTTTTTCTTCTTTCGGCGTTTGTGCCTGGTTTTCGGTGTTTTTCGATTCATCAGTGGCATCCGTATTCGGGTCTTGAAGATATCCGCTAAATGCATCATTCAAATAGCCGCTTTGGTCAACCGAAGATGTTTCGGAAGCCACTTGACCTTCAACTGCTGGTTCTTGTGCTACATCAGCCATAATTTCCCCTTTTAGGTATAATTTTTCTTTTTATCAACCTTTTCAGGTAGATTTTTCATGCTTTTAGTATGTTGTTTAAACTCTTTGTAAACCTTTGGCTTATTAAAGTAAAAGTACCATGCCTGATCTTTTGATTTAAAAGGCATTTTTTAAAGCCCCGAGTAATCTTTCCAATCGGCCGGGCTTCTTGTATTCGCACCCTTTTTCTTTTTGTCAATTAACGGCAACTTGTCTTCAAGTTTCTTTCCCTTCGATGCCGCGATCGGTCCGTTTTCTTCCATAGGCATTTCACCGGGCATATCATCGCCCATGGGTTCAGATTCTCCACCTTGATCCCCTTCGAATTCGTTCTTGATTTGGTCGATCGCTTCATCAACACTTCCCGCTTCGGTGATAAGCGGGTTGCCGTCGTCTCCGGTACTCTCGACGGTTATTTTCCCGTCATCGTCCTGAACGATTTTTAATTCCTTCATTTTTTCTTTCCTCCGAAGTCAACGTTTTCATTGTTCGTATTCATGTAAAAAGCTGCTTCACCCTCTTCGAAAAGAGTGGTGAAGCATTGACATACACCAAACCGGAAGGTAAATTCAAACTTGGGATCGTTTTTAGGATACTTCAGTTTTCCGAACCATCGTCGCCCCTCGATCTTTTCCAATAGCTTTCCAACTCCATTGCTTACCAGTGCCGCAGGAAGAGCGTCTCGAATGGCCGCGTTCGCCTCTTTCGGCATAGGGCTACTTTTTGGCAACTTCAGTATTTCTTCGAATCGAATTTTCATAATCTATCTTGTATCGGTTAATGTAATTGTCAATTATTCCTATCATATCCAGACGCCCCATGTTGCGCATTATCTGCTCTTTGTCGGAAGTGGACACCATATCCCGCAAAACGTTTTCTCGAAGATCGAATAACAGATATCTGTACTCCTCACTTTTCAAGATGCCGCACAACCATGAATAATAAGACGTGTCGATACCGCTGTATATCTTTATAGTGGTATAAACCGTGTTTACTTCAGATAGTTTATCATTCAAAGCCTTTTCAATACGATTCAATTCCTCGATCTTTTTCCCGAATAGGACTCGCATCAACCAGTTGATCACATCACACCCCCTGTAGTAATAGGGGAGGGCAATGGAGCCGGAAACGGAGAGGGATTGACCGGAACCATGCTTCCTCCCTGCATTGCAGGAAGTGGATTACTCGGGACCATTCCAGGGGCGCCCATTTGAGCCTGTTCATCGGGCATGATTTCATCGCTCGGAACATCGGCCTTTGTCCAAATATCTTTTATCAACGGAAGAATGTTTACCCCAGCCTGCTGCAATTGCGGATTCATCGAAATATTCAGCCACCATGTGACTAAGTTCTGAAGACGGAGCATCTCCCCCGCCTTGTTCTTTTGGAGCGTCGATTGTATGTCAACATCGAACTCTCCAAGGATGTAGAATTTCTGAAATTCTTGTTCTATTTCTTTTGCCTTCGCACGCACATAGAAAACTTGGGGTAAAAATTGAGCTTGTAAAACGAGGTGAATGAACCCTATCCGGATCACTCCGAAATCAAAATTTTCTAAAAGATCGGCTTCGAGCATATCTCCCATACCCGCCATTTGATTTACCGCGGTCGCAGTTTTGTTCTGAAGCCCTCCATCTTCGGCTTTGCGCGATAAATCGACCTTTGTACCCATCTGTTGGATACTTTGTTGTACCTGATTGAGCGCCATTTGCGTAGAGGAAAGGTCGATACGTCCTGGTTGGAATGCACTTACCAGTTGAGAAATGGGAATATCGTTCGCGTCGACCCCTACAAGGCCGCCGTTTCGATAAATATTCTGCAGATCGCTTCCGGATATTTTTTTCTTGTCATAGAAAACATACTGCTGAATCGATCTCATCGCATTGTCAAGGTTCATGCCAAGCAGGGTATTGAGATAGTTCTCATGCGTCACAACGTATTCTGCGTCGGTAACCCCAAACCAGTATTTCGAACTATGATCAATACAACACACCACGTAGGATCTGATCCCCCGGTCGTAATCCTCACGAGTCAGGCGGATAATGGTATCTCCTATCATTTCTGTAACGTAAGTTTCCCCGTCTTCCTCGTTGCCGACAATATTACACTTGCCCTCAATTCTGTAAATATCAATGTAGTAGCGGCGCTCGTCGTATTTCGAATAATCGTCGCTTCCTCGATACGAGACCATACCTCGGATTTGCCCCTTGCGTGCCTCTTCCAAGACCTTTTGAACATTTTCTTTGATGTAAACTGTGTCATTAAGCATTGTAACCAATTCGCTCACATGAACGCGGCGTATGTGCCCTTGAAAGTCACTTTCTTCTGCCCGGGCAATATCTGGGTTCTGGAAATAATCGCGAGGCTTCAATTCACAGCAGTACGAGTTCTCATAATTGTTCGGAACTCTTTTGCGTGAGTAAAGTCCAGTGATATTGTCGTACACAGTCTTCAGTTCGTTTTCTCCTGACCGCTTCCAATAGTTATATATGACACAGAATCCAAACTTCGATGTCGTATCTATTCCGGGTTTTAATGCCAATTCCCGGAATCGAATATGCGACATATTGAGGTTGAGTACCAC